TTTCAATGGGTACTTTAACCCAAGACCCTGATAAGATAATAGAGAATGTCCATTTGATATTAGCAACCTTATGCACAGACGAAAGAGATATAATGGATAGAGCAAATGAATTTCAAAACGATTTAAGTATTGAGGTCGCTTATCCGATAGCGGTTTTTTTTTGCGCGGTTATGTTGAAATTTCACAACGATATGCCAAGCTATTTTCAGGAGGGGGAGTTAGTACTTGGTTTAGCTTAAAGTGGGGTTGGTATGATGTAATAATTAAAATGGTAGGCTTTGAAAAAAGGAATGAGATATTTAAGACGCCTATCTTTGAGTTCCTTAATCACATGGCATACTTGAAAGATGTTGATATATTTAAGACAGATATAAAATGAGTGCAGAAATAACAGAGAAAATTGCAGAAGTACTTAAAGAGTGGTCACAGGGTAGAATAGACAACGCTAAAGACTTATTAAAGTCACAGGCTATTCCTTATACAAGTCCACTTAATCAATCCATACAGACCACCGAACTAAAGGTACAAGGTTTAAACATCGGAATAGGATTTACTGCTAACGATTATTACATCTACATAGACGAGGGTGTTAAGGGTTTAAAGAATAGAGTTCAAAATAGTGGTGTGTTTTCATTTAAGACACCATTTCCAAGTAGGGATATGATTAAGAGTTTAGAAGATTATATCCCAAGATATGGAATAGTACCAAGTGGTGGTGGTAAAAAGGTAACAATACCTAAAAAAGAAAAGGCAGCAATAGGTATGGCTTATGCTATTAAACAAAAAGGTATCAAACAGAAACCCTTTTGGAAACCAACCTTTAATGAGGCAGCGTTTAACGATTTAGCTGCAAGACTTGAAGAGGCATTAGGGGAGGACATCAATCTTACCTTAACTATTGAGTAGCAATAAATAACTATTAAGTTTGTTTTATAAGTGTGGCAATTACAATCAATCAACAACCTAACGGATTAGTATCGGCATTTAATCATATTGACTTCTTAGTTGATACGAATAATACTCAACCGATATTTAGTTATCAAATTAAACCAATAGTATCGGGTAGTGCAATAGCACAATACGTTAAACCTAAATCAATCTATGGAGATAAGGCGCACTTTGATGCACAGCGTACAATTCAAAACCAAGTAAGCTATGACATCACAGGAATAGTTAACAACACCACAGGCATCTATAAGGCAGCTAATGTGTTTAAAGAGTTTTATATTCAGTTTGCTGAGTTGTCAGGAACAACTAACACGAATGTGGCAAGTGGAAGTCCAAGCAATTCCAATACCTTAATAGCGGTTAATACTGCCTTTGAATATGAGGATACTTTTAAGACTGATTATATTCGTGACTATGTAATAGATGCCTTTGCAAATAAGTACTTTTTAACAGGGTTGAGGGGTGGTTCAATCCGTATCGGTTCAAATGACTTCTTTGAGTTGGGTATGATACAAGATAAACTATCAACATCATTTAGTAAGTTAGAGATTAAAACTTATGGGTTTGGTGGTTCTTTAATTGGCACTTATGTAATTACAAATAGTTTCGCTAACACATCAACAACAAGTGAGCAGTTTTTATCTTGTCAAGTAGGGACAGCAAGTTTAAACTCTCAGACCTTAGCAAGTGGCACACAACCGATAATAACGGATGCAGTAGATAAGTACACGATACAAGCATTGAACGCTGCTAACACTGCTCAGAGTGAGTTAGTGACCTTTCAAATAGATAGGGATTGTTACAAGTACACACCTGTACGAATATTTTGGTTAAACAAAGTAGGTAGGTTTGATGCTTACAACTTTAACTTTGCAAACGATAAGAGTTATCAAGTAACTAAAGACTTTTACTTAAAACAAGGGGGTGCAGTCGTAAGTAATTCATTTGTCCGTTCAAGTTACGAAACAGGCGACACCGCATTTAATACACGAATAGAGAGTACAATCAAATTAAGAACGGATTACATAAGCACGATTGAAAGTCAATGGATTGCTGAAATGATTAAGACACCTTTAGCGTTTATATTTCAAAACGGGCGTTTATTCCCGATTAAAATAAGTACAAGTTCGTACACTAATAAGGACACCCGAAAGGACGGAATGTTTATTGAGGAGATAGATGTTCAATTTACCAACGCATCTTATAGACAAAGATTTTAAATGGATAGAATTTTAGAAATAGGCGAGTATCAAATTGAATTGATGGATGAGGATTTAGTACCCGTTACGAAATCCGTATACGATGTTCAAGACCCTAATCAAAGAAAGTCACACTTTACCAAATCAATTATCCTGCCGAGTAGCAGAGTAAACAATCAAGTATTTAGTGGTTACTTTGATGCCTCAATGTTTATCAGTTCAAATGTTCAGTTTGACCCTTTCTACAATCCTACTAAAAAAGTTAAGGCAACATATTATGAGGATAGTTTGCCCGTTATTACAGGCTATGCTCAGTTAGTTAATATTAACAAGACTAAAGAGTTAATCGAATATGAGTTAATTATCTATGGGGAAAATGCAGACTTTTTTAAAAGTATTGAGGGGAGGAAGTTAAGTGATTTGGATATGTCAGAGTTTGACCATGTTTATACTCAATCACAAATAGCATCAAGTTGGAGTAATGCAAGTGGCTATGTTTACCCTCAGGTAAAGAACGGGAGGCAAACAGATGTAATAGTAAACACTATTCAAATAGCAGATTATTGGAAAGTATCGGATTATGACCTTTGGTTCTTTGTTAAAACATTATGGGATAAGATTTGGGAGGAGGCAGGGTTTAGATACTATTCAGAATTTATAAATACAGATGCTTTTAAAAAGTTAGTTTACAAAGGGAATAGTAATGGCATGGTAAGAACTGATACTGAGATATCAAATAGTCTTTGTGCTTATTCGATTACAACAAGTGGGTTATTCCCTTTTAATACAAATGGTAGTACATTTAATTTATACACTAACAATGATATTATATTTGATGTAGTAGAACAAGATGGATTAAGTCAATATGACGATACAACGGGTATTTTAAATGTAGATATTACTGCAGACTATGACATAGTATTAAATTTAAATCCTGTTTTAAAGAATGTAAGTGGTGGTACATTGCCAAGTGGTAGCGTGTTTTCATTTAGTGTATTGTTAGTAACTACAAGCAATGTTATTGCAGGGGTTATAACACATCAACACGTTTTAACAAGTAGCTTAGCAAATAATGCCTCAATACAAATAAACGTACAAAATGAAAAGATAGGGCAACTATTAACAAGTGCTACTAATTATAAATGGGTAGTAAGAAATCAATCAGGTGGTACTGAGGTGTCAATAGATAATTCAAGATTTGATATATTTTTAACTAAGGATTACGGATTAGCAGATACTATCAATGTCAATAGTTTACTAAGTTCTGAAATGACTCAAAAGGATTTCGTAATGGGATTAGTTAAAATGTTTAACATGTATATTGAACCTTACTACTTTAAAGCTAACGACCCGAACTCAGGAGGCTACCTTACATACTTAATCGAGCCGAGAGATAATTACTATACTTCTGAAATAATTGATTGGACATACAAAATTGATTACAATAAGGAGTTTACTGTAAAGCCTATTGGAGGGGCAAAAGAAAAGTTTTTTAACTTTACTTATGATTTAGACAAAGACTACTATAACAACCTTTACAATCAAAGAAATGGCAGAGTCTTTGGAGATGTTAATGTAGATGTTCAAAACGATTTCTTACAAGGTACTAAAGATGTTAAAATACCTTTTAGTCTTATGGTAGTAGCAAAGAACTCAGACCCGAAACAAGGGCAATATAGACCTTTAGCAACGGACTTAAAAGACGATGTAAACAAAGGTTTTAGAAACGATAAGAGTAAGCCTAAAATAATGTACTATAATGGATTATTAACGGGTGATGCTTGGGACTTTGGAGACGATGGAATAGGCACAAATAGAACAACCCGATTAACTTATCCAAGCCTTTCAACTTTTGACAATACAACTGACCCAAATAATGACTTATGTTTTGCAACTCCTCAGGAAGTATTTTACACAAATGAAAACGGACAAGTAGTAGTATCTAATCAAGGACTTTATAATAAGTATCATAGACGTGGATTAGAGGAAGTTAATAATAAGAACTCAAAGATGTTAGAGTGCTATGTCAACTTAACCCCATTTGATGTACATAATTTAAGTTTAAGACCGATTTATGAAATAGATGGCAATCATTATCGACTTTATGAAATGAGTGATTATAATGGCAAAGAAACAACTAAATGCACTTTTTTAAAATTAACCCCTATTGATGCCGTAAGTAAATCAAACGGAACAACAAGGGGAGGCAGAGGGTCAGGTGCATGGGGTGTTAATCCTGACCTATATCATGAAACGGGCAACCTTAATGATAGAGTAAAAGGAGGGGATTTAGTGTTAATGTCAAATGTATTAACGGGTGGCGGTGTAACTTATATTCCACCTGAGAAAGATAATTTAGTAATGTTACAATATAGATACATCACTACTACAACTAACTTAATCTTGACAGGTGGTGAGGGTTCGCCAATTTATATATTGGCTGATACAACCGCAGGAAACGTAACTATAACAATGCCTGACCCTGACTTGAATACGGGCAAATTGTATATTGTTAAACACATAAATACAAGTCACAAAGTAATAATTAATAATTTTGATGGTACTTTATTTGAAGAGTTCTCAGGCAATAATACACATGAATATTTAATGGATGGTGGAATAATAATTAAAATAAGATAATGGCAAAAAACGTACAATTAACGGTAGATATAAAGGGAGGGGACTCCGTAGGCAAAGCAGCCGAAAAAACCAAATCACTCAAACAGGAATTAAGGGAGTTAAAGAATGAATTAGCAAGTGGCAACCTAACGGGTAAAGCATTTGATGAGGCAACTGCAAGAGCAGGTAAACTATCCGATACTATTATCGATGTAAACAATCGTGTTAAGGCTTTAGCAACCGATGGGGCGGATGTTGTCTTAAAAGGTTTTGGAGATATGGCAACGGGCATAGTAGGTGGATTTGCTGCGGCTCAGGGTGCTATGGCTTTATTTGGAAGTGAGAATGAAGATTTGCAAAAAACCTTAGTTAAGTTACAAGGGGCAACCGCTTTATTAAATGGATTGCAACAAGTAAACGCTACCTTACAAGGTGATAGTGCTGCTATGGTGGCTTTAAATACTGCCAAGACTAAAATATTAACATTTGTTCAATTAAGATATGCAGCGGCAGTTGGTACAAGTACGGGCGCAATGAAAGCCTTGAGAATTGTAGGTATGACTTTAGGAATTGGGGTTATAGTTGCAGCCGTTGGATTATTAATTGCTAACTTCGACAAAGTAAAGGCGGTTGTAATGGGAGTTGTTGACCGCTTTAAGGGGTTGTCAGGAACGACTAAAAACATATTATCGGTCATGTTCCCATTCATTGGGGTTATTAGGTTAGTGTATGCAGGGTTAGAAAAATTAGGGGCGTTTGCAGAAACGGCAGCCGATAGATATGAAAAGTTAGAAAAGGCAAATCAAAAGCAAGGCAAACAAATGCAACGTGAGATAGACTTAATGGAGGCTCAGGGTGCAAGTGCAAGAGAATTATATTTAGCTAAACATAAAATGTTAATGCTTGAATATGAAACAATGGAGGCTAAAAGAAAATTAATTGGACTTACTAAGGAAGAACAAGAGGCTCAAAAAGATTTAGCAAATTCAATTAAAGTATTAAATGCTCAAGAAACAAAACGACAAATAGATGATGCTGATAAGAAACAAAAAGTAGATGATGAGGCATCAAAAAAAGCAGCCGAAAAAAGAAAGGCAGCACACGATAAAAAAGTAGAACAAGATAAAAAAAATGCTGAGGAACTTCAAAAAATACTTGATGAGGCAACAATAATTAAAAATGAAAAAGATTTAACAGAACAAGAAAAGGAAATTGCAGCATTAGGTAGAACTTATAAGGCTAAATTAGACCTTGCCAAAAATGACGATAAGGCTCAAAAATTAATAATTGATGCCTCATTAATTGAACTACAAGCTATAAAAGATAAGTACGCTAAAGAAGAACAAGAAAAGAAAAAAGAGGCTGACAAAGTACTTGCTGATTTAATTGAACAAAGAAGAGTAGACGATTTATCAGTAAGGGATAAAGAACTTAACGACATTATAGATAAGTATGCTAAAGAGGCAGAACTCGCAAAAGGTCATGCTGACTTATTAGCTGAAATTGAAACTGATAAAAACAATGCCTTAGCTTTAAAGAAAAAAGAGTTTGCTGAACAAGATGCAGCTATTCAAAAAGAAATAGACTTAGTAAGATTAGAGGCTATTACATCAACTGCAAACCAAGCCTCACAATTACTCAATCAAGTAGCAGGTAAAAACAAAGCATTAGCAACATCAGCATTAGCAGTTGAAAAAGGTGCAGCAATAGCAGATGTAATTATTAAAGGTATTCGTGAACGTGCTGCAATTACTTTAAGATATGCAGGAAACTTACCCGCTGCAACTCCTGAATTAGTATTGAGTAAAGTAAGAACGGGTATAGCAGTTGCAAGTATAGCAGCATCAGGAATACAAGGTGCAAGGGCAATAAGTGCAGGTGGTGGCTCAGGTGGTGGTTCTGTTCAGCCTCCCAACATAAGAGGAAGTCAAACTACTAACGAACCAACCTCACAACCTGCTACGAAAGTTTTTGTAACTGAGACTGATATAAGGTCAGTGACTAGAAAAGTAGACGGAATATTTACTCAAGCGACTATTCAATAAAAAAAGCCCTCGTAATTGAGGGCTTTTAAATTTAAGTATTTTATTTTTTAGATTTCTTTTTTTGTGATTTAATATTTTCTAAACAACTTAAAACTTCATCACGTTTATACCTTATTTGACTTCCTATTTTATAGGATTGAATTTTACCATCTTTGGTATATTTACCCAATGTAGGCAAAGATAAACCAAGTAATTTACAAGTCTGTGAACGAGATATAAATGGCGTTTGTTCTTTTGGTTTTAATTCAATTAAAATTTCTTTGATTAAATTTTTTAATTCTGTTTCGGTGGTTAATATAATTTTTTCCATAATGTCAGCAAATATAATATTTATTTATTAATTACAAAACTATTTTTTAAGGGTAACAAAAAACCCCTCCGAAAAGGGGTTTAATGCTTATGAAAAACAATCGCTAAAAACATTACAAATATAGTACAATAATCTAAAAAACAATAATAAAAAATTAAGATTGTTTTATGTATTAGATGGACTTACCAATAATCGAATTAACCTTAGAAGAATTAGAACAAGGTATTGATGCGACAGCATTGGTAGAAAATCCTGCAATTCAAAGAAATTGGATGGCTTTTAAAGAACATAAGGACTTTAAATTTAAAACCCACAACGAAGATAAAAGAATATTAGCAGGTGCTTTAATGGTTGCTGACTTCCCAATGTATCGTAACATGAATGGTAAAGAGTTCTTTGTTAAATTTAGTAGTGAAACTATTGAGCAATTAGCGGACAGGATGGTACTGAACAATAAACTAACTGCCTTTAATTTTGAACACGATGCAAAGAAAGAATTGGCAGACATGCACATTCAACAATTCTTTATAATCAATACTGAGTTAGGGGTTAATACTCCGATAGGATTTGAAGAGTTGCCAAATGGTAGCTTATTCGCATTTGTTAAAGTAAACAATGAGCAAGTGTGGAACGATTATGTAAAGACAGGCATCGTTAAAGGCTTTAGTATTGAGGGCAACTTTGCGACTAAAGAGGAATTTTCAGAGCAAACATTTTTAAAAGAATTTCAAACAATAATAAATATGACAGATAAAAAAGTAGCTACATCAAAACTCGACGAGTTAGTAGCAAAAGCAAAATCTCTATTTTCAGAAGATGTAAAACCTGAAGAGAAAAAAGATGAAGAGGTTAAAATGGCTGAGGCTATGTTGACCGATGGAACTAAAGTAATGTACGAGGGCGAACTTGCTGAGGGAACAATCGTACTATTGGAAGATGGAACGGCTGCACCTGATGGCGAACATACCTTTGAAGATGGCACAGTAATTAGCATTGAGGGTGGTCAAGTTGTAGCGGTTGCTAAACCAATGACTGAGCAAGAAATGGCTATTCAAAAACTAACTGAAATGGTTACTAAATTGGAAACTGAAAATGCAGAGTTGAAATCTAACTTTGAAAGTTCAATCAACAAAGTAGAAGAGAAATTTAGCGCACAAATTAAAGAGTCTAACAAATTAACTGAAGATGTTTTGGAATTGGTTAAGACCTTAGTTGCTGAACCTACTCAACATTCATTCAACACTCAATCTAAACCTAAATCATACATTGATGGGTTAGCTGCTCAATTCAAATACGAACAAACAAAAATAAAATAATAAACAAAATGGCAAATTTAAAATTAAAATTCGGTTTTGATACCGATAACTTAACTGCTTACGTTGACCAAACAAATCTTGAGTTATTCACTAAGGCGGTCTTCAGTAATGCGACTTCACAATACTTGAGCGGACAAGTTCAATCAGGCATCAAGTTCAAAGAGCAAATAAACTACATGGATGTAGATGTTACTCTTAGAGCAAAAGAGGGTTGTGGATTAACTTCATCAGGCGAAGTAATCTTTGACAAAAAAGAAATCCAAGTTTACCCGTTCTATGACCAAAAAACATTCTGTCCTTCTGATTTAGAAACTTTCTACACTCAACAATTTTTACCACAAGGTTCTACTTACGAAAACATGCCGATTGAGGCTGCGTTCGCTGAGTACTATACTGCAAAGGTAGCAGCAGCAGTTGAGGTGTTATTGTGGCAAGGTGTTACAGGTGGTGCAAGTGGTGTAATTGGTTTTAATCAAATCATAGATGCAACATCAGGAGTAATCAATGGTAACCCTACTTCAATCTCAACAGGTACAGGTATTACTACAGGAAACGTAATTGGAATATTCAATGGTATGGTAACTTTAATACCTAACGCTTTAGCAGGTCAAACTGACTTAGAGTTTGTTTGTGGATGGGATACTTTTAGAAAATTGTTACAAGCGTATTTCACTCTAAACAATTTCCACTATGGTGCAACAGAAGAAGCAAGTCCTTATGCGACAGGTTCAATCATAATCCCAAGTTTTGGATTAAGAGTAACTGCTTTACATGGTTTAACAGGTACAAACAGAATACACTTAACTCGTAAATCAAACTATGTAATTGGAACAGATGCACCTAACGAATATGAGTCTTTAGACGTATTCTACGAAAGAAAAGATAATACTATCATTGCTCGTTTGATTGCTAAATTAGGAACTCAAATACGTTTCGGTGATGAGTTAGTTACCTTTAAATTAGTTTAACCTTTTAATTTTATAACTTATGAGTTGTATATTAAGCACAGGATTTAGTTTGGATTGCCGCTCTTCTAAGGGTGGCATATCCAAAATCTACTTAGCAGAGTTAAGCGGTATCGGAACACCTGCAGTTTCATCAGGCATTGCTACTATCACTATGGTAGGTGGCAAAAAGTTTTACGCCTATGAAGTACCAATGGGTGGCGGTTCTGCAACATCAGTGCCAAGTGGAGATAGAGCAGTAGGAGGAAGATTTTACGCTCAGAACATCACAATGAATTTACCAAAGTACGATATTACCAAAAGAAACGAAATGATGGCTTTAGCTGCTCAGACAGTTGCTGCTATTGTTTTGGATGAGAATGGAGAGTATTGGTTATTCGGAACTTCAAGAGGGTTACAAATTGCTGAGGGTGGTTACGCTACGGGTACGGCTGCGGCTGACATGAGTGGCTATGTAATTACCTTAACAGGCGAAGAAAAACTTGATGTTCTTAAAATTGAGTCATCAGCTATTGCTGCATTGATAGCATAAAGTGTTGTTTTCATAAATGGGGAGGGGGTGTTGAGAGATTGACACCCCTTTTTTTAAACAAATGATATTATTACAAGAAAATACCGCCAACATAGTAGTGCTTACGCTGACTGAAAAGACAACGATAAATGCACCTACTTATTTATTTAGGTTTGTCAACAAGCAGACCAATGTAGAATATGTATGTATCCAATCAGATACAAGTACATATAAAACAAGATACAACAAGTTTACCATAACTACACAATCAACTACACCCAATCCACTTTTAGGTCAACTAAAATTAAGTTTGGGAGATGAATATGAATATTACATCTATGCTCAGGTATCAACTACTAATTTAGACTATACATTGTCTAATGAAATAGTAGAAACAGGGATAATGAGATACGATAAAATTTTAACCGATAGAATAATTTTTACAAATGGAACAACAACCCGAAAAGTCTTTGGAGCGTAAATATGCGTTTTCAAGTGTGCCGATGTATGAGCATAAAACCCCTGAGTTTATTGAAAACAATGGCGAACAATTTATCATCAATGGTACTAATAATGAATACCCTGATTATTTAACTTACTTATATAATAGATGTGGTTTGCACCATGCTATTGTAAACGGAAAAGTAAGGTTTATTAATGGGCAAGGGTGGACAATTAAGAACGGATTTGAGAGTGCTGAGTTAAGACAACTATTAGCTAACCCAAACCCTAACGACTCCTTTGATGAATTAATGAGAAAGGCAATAATAGACTCTAAAATATTTGGGGGTTATTATTTAAAGTTGCTTTTTGTAGGTGGTAAATTAATGAGTGTTTTTCATCAACCCTACGAACAAGTAAGATTGAGTGTAAGTGGTTCGATTTATTACGTTTCAAAAGAGTGGACTAAAAACCAATCAACAAAGAAAAACTTTAAAAGTAAATTTAATCAATTACCTAAAGATGTAAAGGCAATAAAACCTTTTGACCCTAAACAAAAAGATGGGGTTCAATTAGTTTATTTTCCCGATTATAGACCTGAGTTCAGAGGTTATCCACTACCCGAATATCATGCAAGTATAGTTGATATTGAAACCGATATTGAGGTTTCAAACTTTCACTTAGTAAATGTTAAGACGGGATTTAGTGCAGGGGCAATGATTACCTTAATGGGTGGTGTGCCAAGTCCTGCCGAACAAGACGAAATAGAAAGAAAATTTTATGACAAGTTCTGTAATACCGATAACGCAGGACAAATCATGATACAATTTGCAGACTTAAATACAGAAGCACCTAAGATTGAAAGTATTAAACCAACTGACTTAGATAAACAATTTGAACAACTTAAACAAGATGTTCAAGATAGAATAATCAGAGGGCATGAGGTTATTAACGGAATGCTTTTTGGGATTAAAACTGAGGGTCAATTAGGCGGTAGAAGTGAGATTGATTTAGCTTGGCAAATGTTAAACTTAAACTACATTGAACCTAACCAACAACGCTACGAAAAAGAAATAAATTGGGTACTTAAAGAATGTGGATTAAGTCCCGTTTTAAGAATAGAACCATTAAAAGGTTTAGGTATTGAAATAACCGATGCAATGTTAATGGCATCTTTAACTCGTGATGAAATAAGAAACTTAATAGAGGGACAATTTAATATAGGATTATTTAAAGTGCAAAAGAAAACAAGTGAAAGCGCAGCGGAAGTTACTGAGGCAATTAACTCATTAAGTCCATTAGTAGCTAACAAGGTTATTGCATCAATGACTGCAAATGAGATTAGAGCATTAGTAGGTTTACCACCCGAACAAGGAGGCGAACAATTAGCACCCGAAGTAGCAACACCTCCAACTGAGGCATTTAAAAAAAAATCCTTAGATGCTAACATGGACTCAATTATTTTATCTAAATTTGCAATGATAGGATTGAGTGCAGATAAGTTTGAATTTGCGAGTGATGAAGATGCACTTTTAAAATATATCATTGATAAAAATTTGAAAAAGTTGGACATTAACAGAGCTAAAAAAGATTTGGATTTTGATGTTGAAAAAGCATTGCAAAAATTAATTGAAAAGAACTTAGTTGGTGGAACATTAGGCGGTTCACAAACTGCACCAAATTTTGATATTAAAGAAGTTGTAGAACCTGAAACCTTGATAGAGTTTGAAACTAAGTGGAAATATGCAGGACCTCAAGACTCAAAGAATAGAAGTTTTTGCGCTGAGATGTTAAAGTTAAATAAGATTTATTCTCGTGAGGAAATAGACAACTTAAATAACGACATGAAAGAATACAATACTGATGTTTGGAAATATAAAGGAGGTTGGTATCACAATCCTGAGTTTGACCAAAATTTTCCACAATGTCGCCATTGGTTCGCCCAAGTAATAGTAAGAAAAAAATAAAATGAGTTTAACACCACAATTTATAAGCATCGAAGTCATTAAAGACCAATCAGTAATCAATGAGAATGTAGATAGTAAACTATTACAACCTACATTAATAATGGTTCAAGACATCTATTTAAAGCAAGTAATAGGTAAGGACTTATACGCTGAGTTAATCACTCAGGTAAACGCTGAGAGTGTAACCGCTTTAAATACAACCTTATTAACAGACTATATCCAACCTTATTTAATCAATAAAGTTGTTAGTGAGTTGGTAATAGATGTAAACTACAAGATAAAGAATAAGGCTTTAATGGTAGGTAGTTCAGATAATGGTCAACCCTTAGACACATCGGGTATGTCAATTATTCAAACTAAGTATCGTAACATTGCAGAGAATTATAGAGTCAATTTAGTGGATTATTTGATTGACAATTCGACAGATTATCCGCTATTTAGTTGTGCTAAAAATTATAGTGAAATCCCAAATATAAATGTAAACAATGCAAGAAGAAAAAAAGGTAGATATTTATAAACTATCCGAGCAGGATTGTAAAAAGTACGGATTTAAGAAAAAGAACCTAATCAAAGTAATTGAAAGTAATGCAAAAGACAGCCAACGAAATAAAAAGTGAGTTTGAACTCTTAGCAAGTGGACATTATCAAATCCATTCTTTTCTTTATGCCCAAGAATTTGAACAACAAGCCTATGAAAATCTAATTTATCCTTTGATGCTTGTCTATCCTTTAGGCGGTAGCTTATCAGGAACAAGCTATACAAGGAATTACAGAGTAGTAATAGCGGACAGAGTGCTTAAATCAGAGGGTAATGAGTTAGAAGTAGAGAGTGATACTCAATTAATAGCATTAGATACCTTAGCTTATTGGATGAAGTTAGGCACAAACGAGCGATTTAGCATTACAAGTTCAAATACTATAACACCTTTTTGGGAGAAATGGGGCGATGAAGTAACGGGACACTTTGTAGATATAGGGATTGAGGAGTTTTACGACTTTAATTCGTGTGCTATTCCTTTAAGTTCAGCTATTCCAAGTCCAAGCAATCCATGTAAAGATGCAAGAATATTAATCAATTCAGTTGTTTATGGCAATGCACCAAGCGATACTAACTTTAACGTAGTAGTAAAAGACCAATTAGGTGCTTTAGTAGGTAGCTTAATCGGTACTGAATGGATTGTAAACACAGGTGGAAGTGGTGCAGATGCAATTTACACTATAACCAATTCAAGCGGTGCAACCTTATACACAGGTACAATCCCAAGTGGTGGAACTTTAACCCAAGCAATAAGCAATAGTACTTTAAATGTAAACAATAGCGCATCAACTTTAATAAGTAGTAGGTCAATCTTAGCACAGGGTACAAGTAGCTACAATGTTGCGGATAGTGTAGCAGTAATAAAAGATAGTGCAGGAACAACTTTAAAGAGCGAAAACATATTAGCAACTGCAAGTGAGAACATAACTATTAATGATAGTGTTGCAGTTATAAAGGACTCAGCAGGAAGTACATTAAAGAGTGAGAATATCTTAGCAGAGGCAACCGAGAATATAAGTATAAACGACTCAATAGCAATTTTAAAAGATACTGCAAATGTAACCTTAGACTCAGTAAATTTATTAGCACAACAAACGAAAAATATAACCTTAGATGATTTTAATGTAGAAGTAGAAGACCCATTGGGTAGTGTTATTTTAACGGATAGTTATTTGGCATATTCTATGAATACTCTTAACTTAACTGCCCTTTCAAATGC